GTGGTTTTGGGTTTCCTATCTTTGCTAGGATGTCACCTGGTATTTTCTTGAGAGTAATATCATATGGTATGGGTGCGTTATCTACACATACCCTTATACATTCCCATTCTTCTTCAGTGAGAGAATAGTTCACTTTTTAAATACCCCCAACTTTGTTAAAAGATAAAGTGCTAATATTGTCCAGAATACAACCTCTAACCCTACATTGTTCATTTTACAATCTCCTCTAATAAGAATAAACTATAATATTCAAGACCTGCTAATTTAAATGCTGTAGTTGCCTCTGCATTTTCTTGTCTGTCAATTATTGATACTACACGTTTAACTTCATACCCTGCATCACGAAGTCTTTTAACTGCCTTTATAGATGAACCACCTGTGGTAACTACATCTTCCAAAACAGTTATCCTAGAACCTTCTGGTGGTAATGGACCTTCTATATAGTCATCAGTGCCATGACCTTTTGACTCTTTTCTAACTATGAGTCCAGATAAAGTACCTCTATTAAGTGCAGACATAATTGCTACTCCCGATACTAAAGGATCGGCACCAAGAGTTAATCCTGCTACAGCAGCAGATTCTTCTTCTACACACTCTATGAGCATTGCAGAAATTATTGCTAAACCTCTACCATCTAAAGTAATAGGTTTACAATTTACATAATGTTCACTCTTTCTTCCAGAGGATAAGGTAAATTCACCCTTACGATATGCTTTTTCTTTTATTAGATTTAAAAGTTCTTCTTTCATACTTTTAGTAACCTCCTTCTTTGTTCGAAATAATCATTAAGTATCCATGAACTACTGTTCATTTTATCATCACCACCAACACCAAATTTAAACTCAACTCTAGGATTATCTTTAAACGCATTCATTTCAATTGTATTATTATTTTTTCTATCTCCTCCATTACAGAAAATAACTTTCTGTGCAATTTCTAAACATTTTTCTATACCTTTAGATGAAGAATTATCTTCATCATCATAAGATATAATATCATTTACCATTCTTAAATTACTAATAATTTCTGCACGTTCTTTCCATGGTAAAAAATATTGTCCTTTTTTCCTTATCAACCATTCATCTGAATTTATACCAACTATGAGTATATCAGAAAGTTCTTTTGCTCTATTAAAATATGATATATGACCACTATGTATTGGATCAAATCCACCTGTAACTAAAACAACTTTATCGTAAATCATCTTCCATATCCCAATGCCACTTAATGGATTTAATATAATCAAAGGTATCATCCATATATGATCTATCATCATTGTCATACTTTCTTTCACATAAAAAATTTCTCATATCTTGTAATGTTTGGAAAGTCCCTTTATGAGTATAGTTCTCATCATACAAATGATACTTCATTATTCAAAAGTAGAATCTGGTTCTAATGCTATGTAGTAGATAAGATTATAACTCGAATTAGTAAATTTAGCAAGTAGTTTAGATGATATAACAACGTCATATGCACCAGGTATTATTTTAATATTCTCAACTTTAAAGTTAAAACTAAACTCCTTATCAGTCTCACCAACAACAACTGCAAACTCATTTGATGTATCATTCTTTTTATCACGAACAACAAGTTTCACAACACCTGCTTCACCAACTGCTGCTAAATCTGGAAGTTGATAAACTGCTGCTGCCTTAAGTAATTTCTCTAACGTAACACTCTCTAACTGAAAACAAACATCCTCAGTTGGAAGTGATATTTCTTTCTCAGGTGGTGAAATAATTACTTGTGGGTCTGCATAGAAATACTTGACTCTTCTTTTACCTTCACGAATAGTCAAATAAGATTCTTCAGTAAAATCTAAATTAGGATCTTGATGTAAACTCAATCCATTCAAAAATTGATTTAAATCATAAATTGCAACATCTTTTGGAAAGTCCTCTGAGATATCTGCCTCTGCCAAAATATTTTTTGCAACAGATATTGTGCGAAGTTTACTACCTTGTTTTACAAGTATAGAATTATTAATTCCAGCGAAGTTCTTAAGAACTGTAAGTGTGCTGTCAGATAGTTTCATAGAATCACGTAATTTCATCATTAAGGCATTTGTTCAAAGTTTCCAGAGGGCATTGATGGTTCTCCATAATGTCCGTCAAAGTGTAATAGTAGCATAGCATAATGTATGACTTTTAACAAGTCTGTTTTATTTTTACCATTTTTACTTCCATAACGACTACCATATTTAAGAATATTTGCTTGACAGAATCCTGTTGCAATATCTCTTGCTGCCATTAGGTCGATGGTTTGCACTTTACGGAACTCATGTTTTGTTCCTGTATAGTGTCCTTGATATGTTCTTGAGACATACTCTTGAATATCTTTAAGTATCTCATCTTCATGATACTTAAAATTGTTATCTGTTTTTGACATTTTTTCTAATTGTTCTTGATGATATTGTTGAGTCCACCCATCATTATAAGGTGAATTTGCTTCTATGTAATGATGAGCATACTGGTCGGTCATTAAATCAACTTCATAATCAAGTCCATTACAATCTTCTAATGGATCTATGGGTGGCCATGGTGAACCTGGTGTCCACTCAAAACCACCCATTCTTTCAATCCGATCTAACTCAGGATCTGTTTCTTTATTATCCACTATTGGATACTCCTCATCAAATGTGCCATTGAGAATATCATACAATAAACTCCATGCATTCATTATATCACTCCTTACCCTCTTGGTCAACTGGTAGGTTAAAGTCAGCATCTACTTTGTCATAAAGTTCCATGAATGATTGCTTTGTTTCATCATCAAAACGATTTGTGCAAACTTGGATTGCCTTTGCCTTATCTTTAAAGATAGAGAATGCACGAATGATGTGAACAAGACGACGAGTAGAGATGATCTCTTCGATACCACCATCATAGAATGTCTTACGAATGATGTCTGCCCAATCAACAAGTCTCTTGATGAACTTATCATCAGAAACATTTACACTTGTAGCATGTAAATTTAATAACTTCTCCTCAATCTTAACTGATGGATATGATTGCTCAAAGGTCACAGGGAATCTCTCAAGGAATGCCTCGTTAAGAACATTAGTTCCGATGAATCTACCATCGTCAGAACCTTTTCCTTTTGTATTCGCAGTCGCAATGACATTGAATCCTGCAGAAGGTTTTACCCATCTACCTATCTTCTTCAAGAAGATACCTTTACCTTCAAGAATAGATTGTAGACATAGAATCTTGTTTGATGCTAAATCAATCTCGTCTAAAAGGAGTATAGCTCCCCTCTCCAAAGATTCGAT